CATCAACTAGGAGAAACTAACCATGATCGACATCAACACCATCTTCAACCAACTCCTCAACGCCGCCGTCGAGGCGCACATCACGGCCATCCAGCAACAGCACGCCAACATCGTGGGAGAACTGGCTCAGCGCATCGCTGCGTTGGAAACCAAGCTGACCGAAGCCGCACTCTTTCAGAAGGAGACGAACGTCACCGTGGACATGGACGCCCTGCGCCACTTGGTCAAGCCGATGATCGACTCGGTGGTGGAGCAGGCTATCGCGGATCACTGCGAGGACTACGACCACGACAACTACGACAACATCGCCAGTCAAGTGGACGACCTGCCCGACTTCGATGACTTCGTGCGGGGCGATGAGTTGGATGACAAGGTGCGGGACGCAGTGCGCGACCTGACCTTCGAGGTCAGCGTCAGCTAAGGAGAAAGCAAATGACCAACGGAGTAACCAAAGACTTCATCGATTCGCTTACTGCGAAAGAGCGCACCGACCTGCTTGCAGGACTGACGAACCTGCATCTGAAGCGCACCGCAAGCGACGCGCTGATGACGGCGAGCCTGCTCACGCACTACCTCAGAGCGTTGGGCATGAACGAAGAGGCGGAGTACGTGGCCAACCTTCAGCACCGCTTGTTCGACCTGACCTGAAATTTTTTTCACCCCAATCCTTCCCACAGATGTGGGAAGGGTGTACAATGTCTACTTCTGGACAACCGTGGCCGCTGCGGATCAGCGGCAAACCTCAACTAGGAGATTCAACATGGCACATCAACTCTATACAAACGCAACCGGCACCACCTCTTACGCCTCCACTCAGCGCGAGTGGCATGGCCTGGGGCAACTGATGCCCGCAGGGCAAAGCGTGGAGCAGTGGCAAGCTGCCGCAGGCATGGACTACGAAGTGCAGCGTGGGTACGTACGCTACGCCACTGAGCGTGGCCAGTTGGCCGACGCCATGAAGGTGGTGAAGGACAAGGTGGTGCTGTTCCGCTCGGACACGAAGGACGCGCTCGGAGTCGTATCCGATTCCTACAAAGTAGTGCAGCCCCGCGAAGTCCTTGAGTTCTTCCGCGACTGGGCCACGGCAGGTGGGATGACGATTGAGTCAGCGGGTGTTTTGTTTGGGGGCAAGCGGTACTTCGCCACGGCCAAGCTCGCCGAGGGTGTGTGCGTCGATGGGTACTCGGACAAGGTGGTGCCCTATGCTCTCCTGTCTACCTCCGCCGATGGCTCCCTTGCCACCGAAGCACGCTGGACGACTGTCCGGGTGGTGTGCAACAACACCCTGAGCATGGCACGTGAGGGCAAGGCAGCGGTGCGGGTGACGCATCGTAGTGAGTTCAAGCCCGAAGATGTGCGCGGCGTATTGGAGAACGCCAACACGGAGTTCCGCGCTTTCATGGAGACGGCGCGGCTGTTGTCAGGGATCAAGGTGTCTCGTCCGCTGGCCGAAGACCTGTGCGTTCACCTGTTCAAGACCGGCACCAAGGACACCGACGCAGTCAAGGAGACGCGTGGTTTCATTCGCGTGATGGAGTTGTTCAACGGCGCCGCACGTGGTGCGGGGCTTGAGACAGCACAGGAGACGGCATGGGGTTGGCTCAACGCAGTGACCGAGTACGCCGACCACCACATCCGCGCTCACTCGGATGAGAACCGTACCGCCTCTGCTCTGTGGGGCCAGGGCGACACGCTGAAGAACCGGGCAGTGGAGTTGGCACTCGCCGCTGCCTAATCAAACGGGGACGCAAGTCCCCTAATCGTGGGGAGCTTCGGCTCCCCGTTTCTTTCATTCACAGGAGGTTAACCATGCAGATCACAACCATCACCACCAAGCGTGCAGCCGAGGCCATCGCTGGCACGCTGGGCAAACCAAGCAAGATGCCCGGGCGCAGCTACGGCATCAGCGCCACCCAGTGCAAGACCGGCGGCAGGCTACAGAAGATCAAGGGAAGCGTGTGCGAGGGGTGTTACGCACTCAAGGCCAACTACCGCTACGCAAGCGTGGAGACGGCGCACATCAAACGCATGGCGGGGCTGACGCATCCTGCCTGGGCAGACGCCATGATCTTTCTCATCAAGCACAGCGGCGAAGAGTACTTTCGTTGGCATGACAGCGGCGACCTGCAATCTTTTCAGCACCTGCTCAACATCGTGCGCGTGGCCGAGGCACTGCCTTCGGTTAACTTCTGGTTGCCGACCAAGGAGAAGAAGCTCATTCACCAGTACCGCGCAGCGTTTGGCGACTTCCCTGCGAATCTGTGCGTGCGTCTGTCAGGTGCGATGGTCAACGCCGAGCCTCCTGCATACGAGGGAAACACAAGCACGGTGCACACACCCGAGGCCAAGCCCCATGGCGTGGAGTGCAAAGCCTATCTCAATCAAAACAAGTGCGGCGATTGCCGTGCATGCTGGAGCAAGGAGGTGAAGAACGTCAGCTATCGACAGCACTGATGCGTGCAGGGGTTGCAGCCCCTCGTTACATTGTCTAAACTTGGACTCGGGCAAAGACCCACGTCTCAAAGCAACAGGAGAAACAGCATGACGAAGACCCAACAAAACCCAACCACGATACCTACGATACCTACGAAAACAAACAAAGCCGCGCTCATCCGCGAGATGCTGGCGCAGGGCAAAGACTCCAAGGAGATCGCAGCCGAGGTGGGCTGCTTGGTGCAGTACGTGTACGGCGTGCGCAACTACGAACGCACCAAGGCGAAGAAGGCCCAGGCCAAAGCCAAGTACGAGCGCAGGAAAGCAATCGTTGCGGGCGCAGTCAAGCGCAAGTACACGAAGAAGTCAACGGTGGATAAGCGCACCATGCTGGAGCTTGATCGCAACCGGCTGAAGGACATGGTGTTCGACCTGTCCGAAACAAACGAGCAGTTGATCAAGCAGATCCAAGAGGCGACCAAGCCCAAGATTCAGTACATCGAGGTCGAGGTGCCTCAGCCTTTCTCCCACTTCACCTTCTGGCAGCGCCTGCGTATCCTGTTCCTGGGAGGTGCAGCATGAAGTTCTATGAGATCGAACTCAAGCGCGAGTCCTACATCACCGTCGTTGTCAGCGGCAACTCTCCCGAAGAAGCAGCCGAAAGGCTGTGGAGCAACCTGGAGGATTACGTCGAGGGCGACCCCGACGAAGCCGACTGGGATATCACTGACATCAACGAAGCGGAGAGAGACGAATGAAAACACGCGCATTGAAACTGGTACGCGAACTGTTCGCCGTGGACTACGTGCCGCTGCATACGCAGCGCCACAACCAACGGCAGTGGGTCAAGTCGGTACGCCGATTGGGGGATAGATGGCTACTCGCAAAAACTTTCGACGTGCAGAAGAAGCACTAGACCCACCGCCCAAGGTGTGGCCCTTCCCAACGTGGAAGGGCCAGCCATACAAACCCAAGAAGCCGCCCAAGCGGCGGTACAACCCGCAGGACGCAGAGCCTGCTCTGATCTAGGAGAAAGCAATGAGCAACAGCAACAGCAACAGCAACAGCAACAGCAACAGCAACAGCAACAGCAACAGCAACAGCAACACAAACACCAACCTGAAGATCCGCCTCGCCATCATCGGTATCCAACTGTGCGCAGGCATCGCGCTGTTGGCGTCGATACTGACTGCCCTTCCCGCATATGCACGAGCAGGCACGCTGATTAAGTGCGACTTCATCAGCACCCAACAAGGCCCGCGCTACGTGGGCACCTACTGCGTGGACTTCGCCTGCCAGTACACGACCACACGCATCTTCACTTCGTACTGCCCGTTCAGCCTGTAAGGAGACGCAAATGCAACGCTATGAAGACGACGGACTGGAGGAACTGGGCTGGCTTGCCGCCATGCTGTTGGCGTTGGCCTTCCTGTTCTTCTCCTTCGTTTATTGCCTGCACTGGGCAGGGTGGCTATGAAAAAACTCTTGGAAGTAACCCCGGCACAGATGGTGCACGCGGAAGCCCTGCGCTTGGCTGATGCGCTTGAACAGCAGTTCCCTATTGGCACGGCGCAGCACTACCTCGATGGAGAAGCCGCCGCCGAACTGCGCCGCCTGAGTGCTGAGAGCGATGCGCTGCGCAAAGCCAACGAAGCCTTCGCCAAACGACAAGAGTGGTGGAACGAGAAGATGTTTGCGCTTGAAACGCTGAACGCGGAACTGTTGATGGCGTTGAAATACATCGACAAAGAGTTCCGCAAACACGGGCGGCAGCATTGGCCTGAAGCCGTGAAAGCCCGCGCAGCCATCGCAAAAGCAGGAGAGAAGGCATGAACTGCGAAATTTCTCCGGGGTTCCTGTTTGGAACCATCATCAGCATCATCATCGGCATCATCATCGGCAGCGCCATCGGCGGCGTCATCTGGGGCTTCTTTGAAGCATGGTGGAAGGACAGACATGGATCGTGACACCATCATCCGACTGCCGCGGAAGGCCGGGTTCGATGTGAACTTTGACATTTGGGCTGCAAGTGTTGATGGAGTTCACATTAACAAAGAATTGCATCGCTTCGCCGCTTTGGTTGCCGCTGCCGAGCGTGAGGCGTGTGCGAAGTTGTGTGAAAACTTGGCGAAAGACCGGGGGATGTTTCACCCAGAAGACGAGCTTCTTAAAAAGGGCGTGTTGTGTGGGGCGGCGGCGTGCGCTGCGGCGATAAGAGTTTTAAGGAAGCGGGCATGAGCGGCGACCACAACGCAAACCAGAAGGGGGCCAAGGTACTGGCGCAGATAGATGCACAGCCCAAGTCAAGGCAGAAAGTATCCGAGAGGTCGGTGCGGGTGACCATCGGCATGATGAGAAGCCTCGCACGCGCCATCCCCATCAGCCCGTTTCATCTACACGCCGCAGATCAGATGGAGCGGATGCTTGACGAACTGATTCGACTGAGGAAAAAACATGACCGACAAGAAACTGAAACTTGAGATCGCGCCTGGAGCCTTCGACAACTTCGAGGGCACGCAGGAAGAACTGGACGAGATGATGGCCGCGATTAAACAGATGATGGAGGACGGCACGCTGTTTGAGAACTCAAGGGAAGTGCCCGATGAAGAAGCCGAGGCGATCTGGCAGCGGCTGTCCAACATAAAGGATCGGCAATGAACCACATCAAACTCTTGATGCAGTGCCACGCCTATCTGCGTGGGACTACTATCAACAACTCTTCTTCCAACGAGCTTGTTGACCGCGACCAACTGGCACGCGACATCACCAACTACATCAACCACATTGGAAGCCACGCCGAAGGCTGCTGGTCGTGGGGGCCTGAGCATTACATGTGCGCATACGAGCGCGTGAAACAACTGGAGCAACAACTGCATGACCTACGTACCAACACCGCCCAGCCCCAAGGGTAAGCGCCAGATCAAGATCAACGCGATCATGCAGGCGCAACTCATCAAGCTGCTGCTCGAAGGCACCTACACCTGCGCCGAGCTTGCCAAGATGACCGGGCTGCACTACGTGACGGTACTGCAATACACCCGGGAGTTGCATCGCGCGGGTGCCGCCCATATTGCTGCATGGGAGAAGGACAAACGGGGCCGTGATCTGGCTAAGATTTACAAACTTGGTGAGGGCACCGACAAGCGGCGTCAGAAGAAGACGCAGGCTGAACGGCAGATCGCCTACCGCGCCAAGAAGAAGCAAATCAAGATCATGGAGTTGTTGACATGCAATGCCCCAAGTGCGGCGGAAGTTGCCAAACACTTGAAACACGAAGAGCCGCAAACGGCTTGAAACGAAGGAGATATGAATGCCAGACTTGTGGAACACGCTTTACGACCGTGGGAACGAAAGAAGATTTAAGACTGGGGATGAAAAACAACCCGAACCGGGACGATCAGACGATAAGGACATCGAGGCAGGAGAAAGCCTACTACGAGCAAATGCGCGTCAAGAAGGAGGCTCACACTACAAGCAGTTCAAGCACGAAACCTGGGACGTTATCCTTGACTGGAATCTTGGCTACCTGGACGGCAACGCCGTCAAGTACCTCTCACGATGGCGCCTGAAGGGTGGCATCCAAGACCTGAAGAAGGCGCGTCACTACATCGACAAGCTGATCGAAGTAGAAGAAGCAAAGAAGTCCTGAAGGCGGCAGCATGGTTAGGTAACGGTGGCAAGCCTTGCAGATGCGACCCACGGTTACTCCTACACGGGACGCCGCCAATCAGTAATCCCGCGTAGGCACCTTCCACCTAGAACGAGGGGGCTAGGAATCTGCATTTCCCCCTCGCATTCAAACTACAGGAGAAACACATGAACGAAGGTCTAAGCATTGGCCACGAGATGGCCGAAGTCGCCGCTGACAACGCAGGCGAGTTCTGGAAAGAAGAAGCGTTCTACGCATTCAAGCAGTACGCCATGACGCATTCGCACTTCACAACAGAAGAGGTGCGTGCAGCCAACCCTGATCTACCACAACCCCCCGACGACCGGGCCTGGGGCAGCATCGCACGACGCGCTAGACGTGAAGGCGTGGTGGTGGGCTCCGGCTGGGTGCGGGCCAACAGCCGCACTGTGCACGGCATGGTGGTCACGATGTGGCAGTCCATGATCCTCAAACCAACGGAGTCTCTCGATGGCAGCAACGCCGGAAGTCAAAGTCAAGAAGCAATGCGTGGCGCTGCTGAAGGCGCGTAGTGTTTATCACTTCTTCCCCGTAGCGTCGGGCTACGGTAGGGTGGGGATCCCCGACATCGTTGCGTGCTTGGACGGCCACTTCCTGGCCATCGAGTGCAAGGCAGGCAACAACAAACCTACCGCTTTGCAGGAGGCGGAGATGGCCAAGATACGCGCATCTGGCGGTACGGCCATTGTGATCAACGAGGGCAATATGCATGAACTACAGGAGGTGCTAGATGCTAGGAGAAGTAATGAATGAGGACGACAAGGCGTACTACGCCAGGATGGACACGCTCATCGCAGCGATGCCCGACGATCAGCAGAAGGCGCTGATCAAGGCCATCAAGCTGATGCTGCGCACGTTCGTCGAAGAAGACACGCAAGGCGTGCTGGTGGTGGCCAGTACTGATGGGTATCTCACCACGATGGGGCTCAACGCCACCTTCTTTGAGTCTGCTGGAATCATCCGCGCATCAGCGGAAGTGTTTGCTGACACATTCAAAGGCAGCGATGAGGAGACTAAACATTGAGCTTACCTTTCGACCAGATTCTTTCAATCGACTTCGAGACGCGCTGGAGCAGCAAGGAGTACACCCTCTCGAAGATGACAACGGAGGAGTACATACGTGATAGCCGCTTTAAAGCCTTCGGAGCTTGTGTCCATGTATATGGAAGCGACGAGCCGATTAAATGGATTGGAGGATCAGATCTACCTGAGTACCTTTCTGGAATCGACTGGGGACGAACCGCCGTCCTTGCGCATAACGCACAGTTCGATGTCTCAATCCTTTGCTGGCGCTACGGTGTCCAGCCCGTCTTCATCTTCGACACGCTGTCAATGGCGCGAGCTTTACGCGGCGTGGAGGTTGGCAATTCCCTCGCACAACTGGCAAGCGATTTTGGTCTTCCCCCCAAAGGGCGAGCCGTACATTCGACCGATGGACTGGGAGAGCTTACAGAAGAGATCGAGCGAGAGTTGGCCGAGTACTGCTCGCATGATGTCTACCTGTGTGAGTCCATCTTTGCAAGACTGGTGGTTGGATTCCCTGCCAAAGAGCATAGGCTCATCGATCTCACTCTGAAGATGTACACAAGGCCGCTGCTGGAACTCGACAAGGAACTGCTGGCCAAGGCCATCGAAGACGAAAGGAACGCCCGTGAAGGATTACTACAGAGGCTCGGCGTGGATGAGGCTTCGCTTGCGTCGAATGACCGATTCGCCAAAACACTCGAAACGCTCGGGGTCACACCACCAACAAAGATCAGTAAAACAACAGGCAAAGAGACTTACGCTCTTGCTAAAAACGACGCCCTCTTCCAAGCCCTCGTCAACGGAAATCGTGAGGATGTCGCGCTGCTGTGCGAGGCACGACTCAAGGTTAAATCGACATCCGAGCGCACGCGAGCACAGCGCTTTCTTGATATCGCGAACCGTGGCCGGTTACCGGTTCCGCTTAGCTATTTTGGCGCAGGCACTGGTCGGTGGACGGCAAGCAAAGGCAGCGCCATCAACATGCAGAACTTAAAACGTGGCAGCTTCCTCAGAAACTCCATCATGGCCCCGCAAGGGTACGTACTGGTTGCTGGTGACCTTTCGCAGATCGAGCCCCGTGTCCTCGCGGTTCTTTCGGATAACAAGGCTCTACTAGACGTGTTCGAGGCCGGTGGTGATCCGTACGCTGCGTTCGGCGCACAGATGTTCGGCATCCCGGGCATGACCAAAGACAGCCACCCAATCGAGCGCCAATCAGCCAAGTCCGCGCTGCTGGGCGCAGGCTACCAGTTGGGTTGGTCTTCGTTCGCTGCGCAGCTTCTCACGGGGTTCCTGGGCGCTGATCCGGTGCTCTACACCAAGGAAGCTGCCAAGACCCTGGGTGTGACGGCTGAAGATGTGGAACGCTTTCTGTCCTGGGAAGACAACGTCAAGCGCATGCAGCAGATCCCGCACACCTGCACCGACGAAGAGTTGCTCATCCACTGCCTTGCAGCCAAGGCGATCATCGACAAGTACCGCGCTGCATCACAGGCGGTGGTGGCGTTCTGGAATCTGTGCCAGGAACTCATCGAGTACAGCCTGTACAAGGGCAAGGAATACACGCACAAGTGCATCACCTTCCGCAAGGAACAGATCATCTTGCCAAGCGGTATGGCGATGAGGTATCCTGATCTCCGCCCGGACAAGGGCGATGGTGGCCGCGTCGTGTGGACGTACGCTGACGGCAAGAAGCGTGTCAGTCTGTACGGCGGCAAGGTCACCAACAACATTGTCCAGGGTACGGCGCGATGCGTCATGACGGATGGCATGCTTAGGGTTGCTAAAAAGTACCCTGTGGCAGGCACGGTGCATGATGAATTGATCGCCGTGGTACCGGAAGATGAAGCGGAGGACGCGAAGACTTGGGTCTTTGCGCAAATGGTTGCGCCTGTACCCTACCTTCCAGGCATTCCGCTCAAGACAGATGTGGGCTACAACAAACGATACGGACTAGCAAAAGGATGAAGACCGACACGATCATTGACTACGCGATGCCGCTCATGAAGATCGAGCGGTGCGCAAAAGAGATCCATGACCTGTGCAACGAGAAGCACTACGGAGAAGCCCAGGAGCGCGTGCTGATGCTACTGACAGAAGCCCGCATCTTGCAGACAACACTAAAACACCTGAAGGAGCAACATGACCGCTAACCAACCCGCCCCCATTCCCCGCCGCATCAAGGTCGGCGACAAACAATATTCCGTGGACATCATCCAGTCCATGCAGCGTGCGCGTGATCGTGGCCGCATCTGGTACGAAGCAGGCCGCATTCAGATCGGTCAGACCAGCAACGTCGATGGCCGCAAGTTCAGCAACGACCAGATGTGCGACACCTTCTGGCATGAGCTTGTGCACGCCATCCTCTACGACATGGACAGCCGCCTGTACAACGACGAGAAGTTCGTCACCGAGTTTGCAGGGCGCCTTGCCAAGGCCATCAAGTCGGCGGAGTTCAAATGACCAACGTCACCTGGAGCCACAGCGCACTCAAAGACTTCGAGGGCTGCGCCCGTCGCTACCACGAGGTCAAGGTTCTCAAGAACTATCCGTTCGTTGAGACGACGCACACCATCTACGGCAAGGACGTGCACAAAGCCATCGAGGACTACGGCAAGCTCGGCACGCCGATACCGGAGAAGTACGCGCAGTTCAAACCGGCGGTGGACGAGATCCTCAAGAAGCCCGGGCGCAAACTGTTCGAGCATGAGATGGGTATCACGCGTGACCTTCAGCCTTGTGGCTTTAACGATCCCAATCGCTGGGTACGTGGCATCGCCGACCTGCTCATCATCAACGACGACAACCTGACCGCCAAGGTGGTGGACTGGAAGACGGGCAACAACAAGTACCCGGACAAAGACCAGTTGGTCTTGATGTCCCTCATGGTCTTCGCTCACTTCCCCCACATCAGGCAGGTCAAGTCGGCGCTGATGTTCCTGGTGAAAGAGACGATGACCACCCACGCCATGCTGCGCGGTGAGGCTGAGGAAGCATGGTGGCGCTACAAGGAGCGCGTGGCCAAGCTCGAATCAGCGCACGCCACAGATGTGTGGAACCCGTCTCAGTCACCGCTGTGTGGATGGTGCCCGGTCACCACCTGCCCGCTCAACCCGAAGCACTGATATGACTACGATCAAAGCCCGCAAGGAAGAGATACGCGCTCTGATCGACCGGCAACCCGGCAACACGTTGTTCAGTGACGAAGATACGGCGCGGTTCAACGAACTGACTGGGTGGAAGTTCCGTTGGTACAAGAAGGTGTACAACCAGATGTACCCCAACGATACGCGGTGCGTGGCCCACTCCGATGATGGAAACACCTTTGTCGTCTGGTCATGGAACCGGGCGCTATCCCCGGCCAACAACCTGCTGGAAGCCATGCGCGTAGCCGTCAAGCATCAGACGTACGGATACATGCAGGCAGCAGAACTCGTCTGTGTGGCGTGTAGCTCTACAGACTTCATCGCGGTGGATCACAAAAGCAAGCCGTTCAAGGACATTGCACAGGCATTCTGCGCAGAGCACGGTGATGTCGCTTTGGCCAACAACGAAGACGGCAGCGGCTGGCACATCGCAGACTACGAAACGCTTCAAGCATGGCAGGCGTTTCATCAGCAGCAAGCGGACTACCAGATTCTGTGCCGCTCATGTAACTCAAGCAAAGGAGCTAGACGTGGCTAGGAACTACAAGCAAGAGTATGACAACTACCAGGGCACGCCCGAGCAGATCAAGAAGCGTGCTGAACGCGTCAAGGCGCGGCGCATGATGGAGAAGACCGGCGCTGCCAAGAAGGGTGACGGTAAAGACGTGGATCACATCAAGCCGATGCGCAGCGGTGGCACGTCCACCAAGGACAACCTGCGCATGCGCAGCAAGAGCGCCAACCGATCCGACAACAAATAGGAGAACCATGGAAGTCATCGACAACAAGCTGCTCGTCTTTAAGACGCGCAGCCCGGATAAGTATTCCCTGATTCCTAAGAGCAACGTCACGCCGATCCCAGGCGGCTACCAAGTTGCAGTCTGGTGGGGGCTCGATGAGACGCGGGTGCTCAAGAACCTGGGCGTCAAGAACGTACCTTCGCCAATCTTTGGCAGGTACGACTGGCCCGGGCGCTTCAAGCCGATGGCCCACCAGAAGGAGACAGCCTCTTTCCTCACGCTCAATCGCCGCGCATTCGTCCTGTCCGAACCCGGTACAGGCAAGACGCTGTCCGCCCTGTGGGCGGCAGACTACCTGATGCAGCGCGGTGAAGTTCGACGCTGCCTGATCCTGTGCCCGCTGTCGATCATGCACAGCGCCTGGATGCAGGACTTGGGTAACAGCGTCATTCATCGCAGCGCGGTGGTGGCGCATCATGCTCAGGCCGCACGGCGCATCGAACTCATCCAAGAAAACTACGAGTTCGTGATCGTCAACTACGAAGGTCTGGCGCTGATCGCCAACGAGGTAAAGAACGACGGCCGGTTCGACCTGATCATCGTGGACGAAGCCAACGCCTACAAGAACCCGCAGACCAAGCGGTGGAAGGCGCTGAACTCCATCCTCACACCCGAGACGTACCTGTGGATGATGACCGGCACTCCTGCTTCGCAGTCTCCCGTGGACGCCTACGGTCTGGCCAAGCTGGTCAACCCGAACAACGTGCCCAAGTTCTACACGGCGTGGCGCGATGCGGTGATGAACAAGATCACCATGTTCAAGTGGGCGCCCAAGGCCGATGCTGCCGACAAGGTGCACGCTGCACTGCAACCGGCCATCCGCTACACCAAGGCCCAGTGCTTAGACCTGCCGCCTGTACTGACGACCACCCGCGAGGTGCCGCTCACGCCGCAGCAGGCCAAGTACTACAACCTGCTCAAGACCCAGATGCTGGTCATGGCCGCAGGCGAGACGATAACCGCAGTCAATGCCGCCGCTGCTCTCAATAAACTTCTTCAAATATCTGCCGGGGTTGCCTACACCGACAACAAGGAGACAGTCGAGTTCGACGCCACGCCGCGCTTGAACGTCCTGATGGAGGCGCTTGATCAGACCGAACGGAAGGTCATCATCTTCGCGCTGTTCCGCTCAGCCATCGACACCATCAGCGAGTTCCTCACGAAGAACGGCGTAGCCAACGAGCAGATCCATGGCGGCGTCACAGCCACCAAGCGGGGCGACATCATCCGGCGCTTCCAGACGCAGCCCACCCCGAGGGTGCTCGTCATGCAGCCGCAGGCTACCGCGCACGGCATCACGCTGACTGCTGCGGACACGGTGATCTTTTACGGCCCGCTGATGAGCGTCGAGCAGTACACCCAGTGCGTGGCCCGCGCCGACCGCAAGGGTCAGGACTCAGACAAGGTGACGGTGATCCACATCGAGGGCTCGCCTGTCGAGAAGAAGATGTTCAAGGCCCTCACGGAGAAGGTGGACGACAACGCCATGCTCGTGAGCCTATTCAACAGCGAGATCAAGGAAAGGGGGTTGTAGACTAAAACTGGACAATGTATAATGCTTGACACAATAAACAACAGGAGAAATGTATGACTGAAGAAGCACTACCCTTAGACAAGCTGGCCCGTATCTACGTCAAGATGCGCTCGGCCATCCAAGAACTCGACAAGCAAATCGAGACGATCAAGGAGCAGCAGCAAGAGGTTAAGAACGCCATGAAAGACCAGATGATGGCGCTCGGTACCAAGTCTGCACGCACCGAGTTCGGAACGATCTCGCTCAAAGAGAAGACCCGGTTCTATACCCAGGACTGGGACAGCTTCAAGAAGTTCGTCGTCGAACACGACGCCGTTGACCTCTTGGAGAAGCGCATCGCGCAAACCAACATGCAGACGTTCTTGGAAGAGAACCCCGACCTGCACCCGCCCGGACTTAGCAGCACGTCTGAGTTCGACATCTCTGTTACCAAGCCTCGTTAAGGAGAAACACACATGAGCAACATCGCTCTCTTTTCTGGTTCCAATGTCCCCGCCTTCGCCAAGAAGGGCGAAATGTCCGACATCGCTAAGTCCCTTGCAGGTGGCGGCGGTGGTGGCGGCAAGCGTATCTCGATCAAGGGCGGCGTGTTTCGCCTGCTGGTTGGTGGCAAGGAGGTGGCCTCGATTGACGAACGCTACCTGGATGTGGTGATCGTCAACGCCGCTCCCAAGATTGGCCGCACCTTCTACGCTAAGTCCTACGACGGTGAGACGGTGAGCGCCCCTGACTGCTGGTCGGCTGATGGTGAAACGCCCAGCCCTGAGTCTGCAAACAAGCAGTCGGATCGTTGCGCCACCTGCCCCCAGAACGTCAAGGGCTCCGGCATGGGCGAGTCCCGCGCCTGCCGCTTCTCGCAGCGTCTGGCGGTTGTCCTGGCCAACAACATTGAAGGCGACGTGATGCAGCTTCAACTGCCCGCCACGTCCATCTTCGGTAAGGAAGAAGGCGACAAGCGTCCCCTGCAAGCCTACGCCCGTTACGTGGTGGCCAATCAGGCAAGCCCGGAGATGATGGTCACCCGCATGCAGTTCGACACCAAGGCCGAAGCACCCAAGCTGTTCTTCAAGCCCGTGCGTTGGCTCGACGAGGGTGAGTACGAAGTGGCGGTCAAGCAGGGTCAGACCGAAGACGCCAAGCGTGCCATCACCATGACCGTGGCCAAGACCGATACTGTCTCTACCCCCGCACCTCTGGCGCTGGAGGGTGCCAAGCCCAAGACTGCGCCCAAGAAGGCCAAGGCCGAGCCTGCCGTGGAGGCTGAGGAAGAGAACGTGGAACCGACCGTCCGCAAGGGCAAGTCGGAGGAACCCGCTGCCGCAGGCAAGTCATCTTTGGCTAAGCTGGCGGCTGATTGGGACGACGAGTAATTTTTTCGGGGGGAAAGCGGGCTTAGTAGAGTGGTTTTGCACACCTCATCTGCACGCTGGTTTCTAGTCCTTCCCGGTTTGCAGTTACTAACCTGTGAGTACCCCCGCCCAATACTATGTCCTACTCAGTAAAAACCCTTAATACCGTCAAGGCGGCGCCCAAGACGCTAGGCAATCAGCTTGGCCGATGGGCTGTCCACCTGGATTTCCCTGTGTCCCAAGTCTCCGAAATCACTGGCGCTTCCCGCCAGACGGTGTACAACTGGTTCACGGGCAAGTCCACCGTGATCAATGCCTACCGACCAACCGTTGAGCGCCTGCTTCAGATTCTGATGAAGGCCCAAGACAAAGAACAAGCATGGAGAAAAGCATGTCAGGAATTCAATATTCAAGCCTGAGCGACGACGAGTTCGAGCGTCAGGTGTACATGACGATGGTCATGGGCGCACTGCCAACTGAGGTAGTCCAAGAGTTGGTCAAGCGCCAGACAACCAACCGCGAGAAAGAACGAGCCGAGTCGCTGAACAACCCGAAGCAAATCCCCCTGCCCTTCAGCGAATAACCCGAGGAGTCCTATGGAACCGCTAGATTTCTTAGCGGCTGTCCTGCCGTCTCCCGGTCACGGGTACTATTGCGCGGCAGAACTCTCCTCCAAGAGAAAACAGCACGTCTTCATTGAAGACATCGCCGAGATACGTCCACACGTGGATCGGTGGTTGGAGGGTCAGCAGGATATTTATTTCGCGCTTGCGACGTTTGCTGACAAGGGCAGTCGCACCGCAGACAACGCTGAGTACATCAAGTCCGTGTTCATCGACATGGACGGGTACGACAGCAAAGAGGCTGCGCAAGAAGCGTTGGATAGATTCCTCGCAGACACAGGGTTGGACGCCTTTGGCAAGCCGTGGATCGTCGCATCAGGCGGCGGACTGCATTGCTACTGGACATTCGATAAGCCGCTGACGGTCGCTGAGTGGAAACCTATTGCTGAGACGTTCAAGCGTCTGTGCAAGGAACGCTCACTGGCCATCGACAACACAGTTACCGCCGACGCAGCACGCGTGCTGCGAGTCCCCGGCACCAAGAACTTCAAGAAGAAATACGGCGAGCCGCGCCCGGTGGAGGTGCTGGAGAAGGCCACCAGTAACGTCAACGCCCAAGAGTTTTTTGCCAAGCTGCGCGACCTGCTCGGAGACAAGACGCCCCCAGTCTTTTCTGAAGGGCTGGCACTCCCAGGCAAGCGCCCAGTCAACGCCACCAAGACAGGCGTGCAGATGCTGGCCAACAGCGTCGTGCGCTTCAAACAGATACTGGCTCGGACAGGCGATGGCGACGGCTGCTTGCAGCTTGAGCACTACGTCAATCATGCCGAGGATGACGGCATGGAGCCGCTGTGGCGCGGCTGGCTGAGTCAGGCCAAGTATTGTGCCGACAGTGACAAGGCTGCGATCTGGCTGAGCCAGCTTCATCCGTACGATGAAGAGCGCATGCAGGCCAAGCTGCGCGAAATCAAGGGGCCGTACCCCTGCGTCAAGTTCGACAGTGAGAACCCAGGCGTGTGCCAGAAGTGCAAGCACTTCGGCAAGATCACCAACCCACTGGCGCTGGGCCGGGAACTGGTAGCAGACAACAGCGAGAAGGAAGTCGAGATCACGCCGAACGATCCCGATGATCCTGAAGCGCCCACCATCAAGGTGGTGCGCCCGACGCCTCCCAAGGGCTATGCATATGGGGCCAACGGCGGCGTCTATGCAGACCGGATCGTAGAAGAAGCAGACGGCACCAAGCGCAAGAAGCAGGTCATGATCCTGCCGTACGACCTGTTTGTGGTGGACATCCTGAACAAGGACAACGAGCACACCGTCCATATGGTGGCCAGCCGCCCCAACGCTCCTGCCGATGTGCTGTTCCCACAGCGTGCGGTGGTCAGCAAGGACGAGTTGCTCAAAGCCCTGGCGCAGCAGAACATCATGGCCGCGTTCGGTGCGGGCAACGACAAGAACCTGTTCGAGTACATCCGCGCCTGCGTGGAAGAGGCGAGCGTCAACAAGCGCACGATCAAGATTCCGCAGCAGTACGGGTGGCAGGAAGACAACTCCTTCGTCTACTCAGGTCGCATCTTCTTCCCCGATGGCCGCACGCGCACCGTGCCGATGCCCGATCTCCAGAACCTGACACGCAACACGCGCTCGATGGGCACGCTGGAGGAGTGGCGCAGGTTCCCAGAACTGATGGTGCAGCGCGAGTTGTACGATCTTCTGGCCGTATCGACACTGGCGTTCGGTGCACCGCTGATGCGCTTCACGCAGTTCGCCTGTCTGACCATCCACGCGGGTTCGACCAGTTCGGGCACCGGCAAGACGATGGCGATGAACCTGATCAACTCGGTCTGGGGCCATCCGATCCGATACCGCACGGGCAAGTCCACCTCGGCGGTGACGATGCAGCAGCGCATCGGTAACCTGAACTCGCTGCCATTTACTTCGGACGAAATCACGCACAAGTCTCGGCAAGAGATGGAGTGGTTCCCCGGGCTGATCTTCGATCTGGCTGAAGGCCAGGGCAAGGAGAAGTCAGAAACCCACCACAACCGAGAGCGTCTGAACCTCGTCTCTTGGGCGACGCTGGCCTACCTCACATCGAACACGCACATGCACGACTTCATGTCGGGCGTGCGCAAGCACACCTCCCAAGGTGAGTTGTTCCGTATGCTGGAGTGGACGCCTGAGACGAAGCTCAACTGGACGCCGGAAGAGGAAGATGTTTTGCGTGTGCTCAACACCAACCACGGGGTGGCTGGTGAGCGGTTCATCCGGTGGCTGGTGCAGAACCAAGACCTCGCCCGCAGCGTGCTGCTCAAGACCCACGAGCGCCTCAAGCGTGAGTGGAAGCTGACCGGTGAAGAGCGTTACTGGGGCAACGGCTGCGCTTCGATGGTGGCTGGTGCAATTCTGGCGGGCTCCAAGTACGCAGGCATCTTCGACTACCCTGTCGATGCGATCATCAAGAGCCTCTACAAACTGATCGAGAAGGCACGCAAGGTAGTGCGCCTGGGTTCGCGTGACGCAGAAGATGTGCTCAACGCTTTCACCCGGGACAACTACGGCCACTTCGTGGTGGTCAAGCGCAGCAACGGCTCGTTCATGGCATCACTGGGTAGCGGTGAGCCAGTGGATCAGTCGATCACGCGCAGTACCGTCATGGGGCGCGTGGAGCACAGCATCGAAAAACCTGGGTTCGTTGACTACTTTATTGAGGAGTCGGTGCTGCGCTCACATTGCGTGTCGATGTCCTACGGCTATGAAGACTTCCGGCGTCAGCTTGGAACCATGGAAGGCTACACCGT